CGCTCTTCAGATCCGTGGCGCTGGGTTTGGTGGCGTCCAGCTGGTTGATGTAGGTCGCGCTCTCAACGGTCATAGCGTCCTCACTCTCATGGCCGAGCCACTGCGCAGCGCGGCGTCATCCATCTGTTGCAGGCGCAGCACATCGGCCTGGTACTTGGCTTCCCACAGCGGCGCGCGCTCGTCTTCCATCAGGTACGGCGCCCCTTCCGCCAAGGCCGCAAACAGGTAGACGTTGGGGTGATTTGTCAGCAACCAGTTGGTGCTGGCCGTGCTCAGCGCCGCAAAGCGCTGGTAGTACGCCAGGCTCACCGAATACACCGCGTCCGGCGTCGGGCCGAACAGGAGCTGGTCGCCCACCACCGTGTAGACGCGCGGCTGGCCTGTCACGTAGGCCTCGGGGAACTTGCGGTCCAAGATCTCGGGCGTCACCACGCTCAGCGCCCCGGGCGGGTTGGTGTTGCTCAGCGTGAGGTTTTCCGCCTCGAGGAAGTCGCTGGGCAGCGTGACGCCTTGCGTGCCGGCCACCGTGCTGAGCGTGGTGTTCACCACCTGCTTGCGCAGGCGCAGGTCGCGCGCAATGCGCGCCTCGGCCAGCGTGATGAAGTCCGGGATGATGGACGTCAGGTCGCTGCGCTTGAGCCACGCGGCAATGGAGGTCTGCAGGTCGGAATAGGTGGCCAGCGCCATGGCTTACACCCTGCCTTTCCAGATCCGAAAGTGCGCCAGCGCGGGGTCGTTCAGCAGCCGCTTTTGGTGCTCCTGCGACTTGCCCAGCTCGCCCAGCGTGATGCCGTGGGTGTTGAGGTAGCGCTCCACCAGCACCACCGGGATGGAGGCCGCGAGACGCATGTCTGCCGAGCCGTGCCGGCCTTCGTTGTGCATCGCCTGGGCGCGCTCCACGTAGGGCGTGCAGTCCTGCGTGGTGCCGGTGACCAGGGCGCCGTCTTGCAGCGCCACGGTGGTCACCACCCCGGGCGCGCTTGCCAAGTCCGTGCGCATCATCAGGAGTTGTCCAGCGGCGAGACGTTGACCAAGCCCGCTGCGGTGCCCTGGATGTAGGCGATGTGCGTCAGGCCCTTGGGCACGTGCATGATCACCGAGTCAGCGGGCTGCACCAGCACGTCGTTGGACGTGGCCGTGACGCTGGAGTCGCCTACCTTGACGTAGCACTCGTTACGCGCGGCCACGCGGATGTAGCTGGGGGCGCGGCCCGAGGAATCGTTGGGGATGGCGGTGCGCGCCGAAGCTGCGCCCGTGGCCGCGGAAAAGCCGCTGGCCGTGACGCTGATAAAGGCGCCACCGAAGATCTGAGCCATGAAAAAGCCTCCGACGTCTCACGACGCTGGGAGAAAAGAAAAGGGGCCCCGAAGGGCCCCCACGAACGGTGCGCAGTGCGCTTTAGGCCGGAGCCAAGGTCACCGTGATCGAGCCCACCGCCGAGGTCGCGGTGCCCGTCAGGTCGTAGGAGAGCGCGTCCCCCACGGCCAGCAGCAGGTCCGACGCCGTGGTCGACAGCGTGAGCTGCTGGTTGGCGTTGGCGGTGCCCACCAGGTTGTGCGAGCCCGTGTGCAGGACCGTGCCGCTGGCCGGAGCCGTGGCGGTGGCGGTCTTGCGGATCTGCGCGGTGCAGGCACCGCCTGTGCCAGCCACGTCCACGCGGCTGCGGATGGCCTTGACCACGTACGCCCGGTCCGCGACGAAAAACGTGCAGTCCGGCGTGGAGGCGGTGTAGTTGATGGTGACGGGCAGCCAGCCCGCCCCGCCGGTGCTGGCGCCGCCCACCAGCTCCATGGAGGAGTCGGCGGCTTGTCGAATGTCCACAGACATGATCTGTTCCTTTCAAAACGAAAAAGGGAGCCGAAGCTCCCTTTGGGTGAAATTGGCTCGGTCAACGAGCGTGCGTCAAACCCTTGCGGATGTTGGCGATGGTGGTCTTGCCAACCCCGTACAGCTTGCCCAACCCGCGTGTGCCGGGCGGAGTGCTGCGGATGTGCTCAATCGCCTCTTGTGAAAGCGGCTTGTTCACGAACTTCTCAGCGTCTTGCTTCACCACACCGTTGCGGCGGCGGATGCGCTTGATGGTGCACACATCCACACCGAAACGCTCGGCCAGCTCTTTGGTCTTTCCGACTGTGGCGCAGATCAGGTCAATGTCGGCCTGATCCTTGATGGACGAATTCCAATGCTCCACGCCCGACGGGGTGCCAGAAACCTTGCGCCCCTTGTCCAGCATGTCCTGCACGTTATCCGCCTGCGTTCCCAACCGAAGATGAGCCGGGTTGACGCAAAGCCGGTTGTCGCAGGTGTGCATGACCACATAGCCATGCGGCAGGGGCCCGCCCTCTGGGATTTCACCCCTGAAGATGAGCCACGCCACACGATGAGCGAGCAACGGGTGCCCCTTTGGGGCATACCGCTTGCCGTTGACCTCACCGCCGATCAAGCCATAGCCATGCTGGCTGACCCTGCCCGTCCAATTCCAGCATCCGGTCTGCGAGTCCATCGCAAACCGCTGAGCAAAACGCTCGTTGACCGAGCCAACTCTGGTTCTACGCATACCACCCCCACGCAGCGGATGCCGCGAGAGGGCAGTATATCGTATTACCGCTTATAGCAGATCATACACAGCGCCGTGGGCCTTGGGCGCGCGGCACTCCAGCGTGTACTCCACCACCAGCTCGCGCTGCTCGGCGTCACCCGTCTTGGCCAGCTCGATGGTCTGGAACGGGCGCAGGTACGCGATCGCCAGCTTGTCGGACTGCAGCACGAAGGTGTCGCGCGAGGCCATGAAGCGGTTCGGTACGCACTGCAGCGTGCCAAAGTCGCTCACGTAGAAGTCCACCGAGCTGTACAGCTTGGCGTCCTCGCTCTTGTCAAAGCGCGTGGCGTTGCCGGTGAAGCCGGAGAACGTCTGCTTGGCCGCGGGCGGCAGCATGATCATGTCGGGCTCGCCGCCGGCCGAGTAGACCTGCTGCAAGACGTCCTTGACCTGCGCCTCGGTGAAAGCGCGCTGCGTGCCCGCCGTGTAGCCGGTGTTGGCGGTGTAGCTGGCCAGCGTGCCGCCGTTGCGGTTGACGTTGTCCACCACCCAGCCGCGAAGACCACGCGAAGACCGCGGGGAGGTCGCCAGCACATCGTTCTGGGTCAGGCCCAGCTCCATGTCGCGCTTGATCTCCAGCGAGGCCAGGCTGAGCTGGTAGGCCAGCTCGTCCTTGCGCCCGGCGGGGTTCATCGCCTGCTGCGTGCCCGACACCACCACCTTCTTCGCAGAGATCTGCGTGCGGTTGTTCAAGCGCGCGGTGACCGTCACGGTCTTGGCGGTCAGGTCGTCGCCTTCGGCCTGGGCGTTGGCTGCCGCCGCGGCCAGCTCCTGCACCTGCCACTCGTGCAAGGTGTTGGAGGCCTTGGACTTGCTGGCCATGTTCAGCACCGGCGTTTGCGTCGGGCTGATGCGGTAGATGATCAGTGTGTTATCGCGGGGCTCTTTATCCCCGCTTCTGCAACTCTCGCTGCAGTTCAGACTATCTCATCACGCCTCTGAAGGCGTGCCGGGCACTCGTGTCGGCTTCATCGCTGTTCTAGCGGTATGCCGTTAGTCGTTGAACCTTCCCCGCATCCCTGCGAGGCTTGGCTGCTGATTGCCCAATCCTGACGATTTTCAAGCCCTCACGCTTGCAGTTTCCCGCTACGTTGTGGCTCGTCAGGCTCTAAGGGGTTTCCAGCAATTCACCCAGTTTTAGACGGACTTCATCTGCCGTGTTGCTCATGATGGCACTTCGGGCAAAGCACTTCACTGTTCACCGGGTCATACCGCCGCTCCGGATGTTTGGAGAACGACAGCACATGGTGAACGTGAAGCCTGATTCGAACCCCGCAGCACTCGCAGGCATGGCCCTGCGCTACGCCGCACTTCTCGCACTTCATGCCGGCCCGTTGCAGCGCTTTTTCGCGCCACTCTCGGGCCTGCCAGCCAGATCGTGCCTGACGGTTCTTTTCCGTCAGACCGCCACGCCAGTTGGGGTTTTTCTCCCCAACCAGCCCAAGCGCAATCTGCGCAGCCCGGATGTTCGCCTTGTGCGACTCCGAAAACACGCGGCCTGGCTTGAGGCGGTGGTTCTTGTGCTGCTCCAACTCAACGCCGTGCTCCTTCAATCGCTTGAAGACCACGGTTTCACCGACCCCGAAGTGCTCTGCAATCTCTCGCATTGACTTCTGCTGGTACAGCGACAAGAGCACATCTTTGGGCGGGTCAAAAGACCGCCGCCCGCCACGCTTCATGGTCGCAATGCCGTGCTCGTGCAGCCGTTTCCGGACTGTCTCGGCATTGACGCCATGCATGTGGCCGATGCGCTCACATGAGTAGAACTGGTAGAGCTTCTGCAGCTCTTCCTTGGGTGGATCGAATCGTCTTTGCATCAGTGCCCTCGTTGAGCAACGAGGGCGAATTTACCAGTTAATCCGTCAGGTCTTCCCGGTTGCCGATTGCGGCGGTGGTCAGGAAGGTATTGGTTGGTGCAGCCATGGCTGCCTCCTTTCAGCGCCTCTCGGCGTTAGAAGTGGTTGATCACAAAAT